TATCATGGTAGTTGCCGAAGATGGAAATCAAATGCCAGCACCCGATGCAGTTCATGAATTAGAAGATGGTACAAAGGTTACAACTGTGGGCGGCTTAGTTACTGCTATTGAAGCAAAGAAAGAAGAACTTGAAGTTGAAATGGCTGATGACAGCATGGCAAAAATGGAAGAGCGCATGGCATCATGTGAAACTAAAATGGCTGAAATGGAAGTTAAAATGGGCGAAATGTTCGGCAAGTTTACAGCTATTGATGAAACAATTGCAAGCACTACTAAATCAGCAAATGAAAAGTTTGAAGCAATCAAAGTAATTGTTGATGAAATTGCAGAAGAACCAATAGTAACGCAACCTAAACCAACCCAATCAACATTCAGCAAAAAAGATAAACAAATGTCAGCACTTGAAAAAGTAGCTGCCTACAAAAAATTCATAAACAACTAAAAAAAACAAACATAAAAAATCATGGCATTTAACGTAACGAGCCTAGCGGCTTACACAAAGACCAACGAGAATACCTTAATAACTCGTTCATTTTTCGAGCCTAAAACGGCTGCAAGAATGCAAAAATTAGTAGGTGTAAAATCAACAATTCAAGTACCATCATTATCCGATGTTTTAATATGGCAAAATGGTGATGCATGTGGATTTGAGGCAAGTGGGGATACTACTATTTCTGCTAGAGTATTGACAGTTGGAAGAGTAAAAGTAAACAAACAATGGTGTATTAACGATTTAGAAACTAAATACACAAGTCTTTTGTTGTCACCTGGTTCTAATTATGATGCTTTGCCTGGTGGTATTGATGAAGCTTTTGTTGAAACTATTTTAGGAACAACTAATGAAGATACAGAAAAGGCAATTTGGCAAGGTGACACTACATCATGGAACTCACAATTAAAACAATTCGATGGTTTAGTAAAGATTATCAATGCTGCAAGTGGAACAGTTCAAGCGAATGCAACACCTTACATTGCAACAGCAGTAACAGCAATTACAGCGGCAAATGTGATAAGTGTAATGCAAGCAGTATATGCAGCTATTCCAATTGAAATTTTAGACAAAGCAGATTTAAAAGTTAGCGTTGGAACTCACATTTTCAGATTATATCAATTAGCTTTAACAAATGCAAATTTGTTCAATTTCATTGCAACTGATAACGCATTAGGCGAAATGAAGATACATGGTACTAATGTAACGGTAGTTTCAACTCCAGGACTTAACAACACTAATGCAATCTATGCTTTAAGAGATGCAAATATGTTTCTTGGTGTAGATTTGGAATCGGAAGACAACGACTTTAGGTTCTGGTATAGTGAAGACTTTGACTTAGTACGTTTTAAATACAGATTTAAAATGGGTGTGCAAGTATCACAAGTTGCAGAAATTGTTAAGTTCACATTATAGTCATTTGGGGGTTAATAGCCCCCTTTAAACCCCTTATAAAATCATGGCATGTGCAATAGTAGCAGGTTACGCTTTAGACTGTAAAGATACAGTAGGCGGAATAAAAAATTTGTTTATAACCGAACAAGCAAACATTACAGCGATAACTGAAAATGCGAGCGGTTATGTAACAGCAATTACAAAGACTGGTGGCACTAAGTATTTTACTTATGCTTTAGAGCCACGTGGCGCAAACAGTACAACTAACAATATTCAAACTGACCCTAAGATTGGAACAGTAGCTTATGAACAAACAATTGCGGCTGCGTTCTTGAAAATGAAATATGAAACGCAATTTAAATTACAGCAAATTATTAAGAATAGAACTTCGATAATTGTTGAAATGAAAAGCGGTCAATATTTCTTATTTGGAAGTGGCAATGGTATGGAATGTACAGGAGGGACTGGAACATCAGGAGCAGCAATGAATGAGTTTAACGGATATTCATTAACATTCGCAGGTATGGAAAAAGTATTTGCTCAAGAAGTAGACCCTTCAATTATAGCAGCTTTATTAGTGTAATTTGTTTTCATAAATTTTGCAAAAGCCTACTGATTAATTTTAGTGGGCTTTTTGTTTTAGCAAACTTTTGTATTATTTATATTTATAATTAGTGATAAGATTTCAAAAAAATTATACAAACAATGTTGTGGTTACTCTAACGGAAAATTCAACTGTGAGTAATCCTATTTATTTGTTTTTATTTACAAATCAGACTACCAATGTTAATTATTATTTTATTGCAAATGACACAAGTTTATTTAAAGACAGATATAATAGTTTTATAATTATTGAAGGACCTTGCTTACCAATTGATACATTATCCGGGTTTGTTGAATTAGGGTTAAATGGCTTTTATGACTATACTATTTACCAAACATCATTAACCAATGTCGATGAGTTAGATAGTGCGAATGATGCAATACCTTATATTACTAAAACAGTTGAAGTTGGAATTGTTGATGTCGTTTTAACTGAACAAGAAATAGAAGAATACGAAGTGCAAAGTAATACCAATATAGTTTACCAACCCGAATAAATGAGTTATACAGATAGAACTATCAAAATAGGATTTAGCAATGATAAAGTTCCGCAATTCGTGGAGCAAAAGTCAAAAGTATGGGTTAAATATGGTGAAGAAAACAACTATCCTCAATACCTTGTATTATTATTTAACAGAAGTGCAAAGCATAACGCAATTGTAACTTCAAAACAATTATATATAAGTGGTAAAGGTTGGCAATTTGACCAAGCAGAAATGCAAGGCGAAGAGGTTATTGCATTGCAAGCATTTATCGATAACCCTAACCAGTACGAAACCTTAAACGATTTAGCCAAAAAAACTATTTTAGACAACGAATTATTTGGAGGTTGTTATTTAAAAGTAGTAGGTACAAAAGGGAAGAAAGGACAAGAACTTTACCACATTGATTATTGCACAGTAAGAAGCAACGAAGACAATTCAGAATTTTATATAAGTGATGAATGGATAGATGAAAGTGGTAATGAAAAAAGCAATCCATTGTTTGTTACTTTGCCTGCTTATGACCCGAATGTTAAACAAGCTGAAAGTATTTATTATTACAAGAGTTACAGACCGAATTTAAAGACTTATACATTACCCGAATACATAGGTGGTATTCCTGCAATTATTACTGATGCAGAAGTAGCAAATTACCATAGAGCAGAAATACAAAATAGCTTTAAAGGAAGTAAAATGATTACTTTCGTTAATGGTATTCCAAGTGATGATGAAATGAAAGCTACTGAACGCAAGTTAAAGAGCAAATTTACATCAACAGATAGCGCAGGTTCAATAGTTGTAGACTTTGCAGATGACAAGGATAGAGTAGCAATAATAAACGATTTAAGCGCAGGTGATTTTGCTGATAAATACACTGCTTTAAACGATACAATTCAACAAGAGATTTTTGTTTCGCATAAAATTGTATCGCCAACTATTTTTGGGGTAAGGGTTGAGGGTCAGTTAGGGGCAAGGGCTGAAATGATTGATGCTTTTAACCTATTTAATGCAACTTATGTAAGCCCAAAACAACAAGTTCAAGAACAAATATTTAATATTTTTGCACCAGTAAAAGGCAAGTTAAAGATTAAGCAACTTGAACCTATTATGCCTTCATTTAGTGAAGCCACATTAACGCAAATTTTAACAAAAGATGAGTTAAGAGAAGTAATAGGTAGAAAACCTTTAGAGCCAACACAAGTAGTTCAAGCACCTGCAACTAATTTTAAATTTAGTAAGCAAGTAAAGGATTTAATAGACTATGAAACCTTTGCAAAGTATGGTGAAAGTGTAGAAAATTTTACAAGCATAAAAACTAAAAAGTTTATGTTTGGCAAGCAAGATTTTATATCTAAAATTGAACAAGGAATACTTGACTTAATTAAAAAGACTCCAAACATTTCAGTTGAAAGTATAATGAAAGTTATGAGTTTGGATAAAACCAAAGTCAATGATGCTTTAGAAACATTGATTGGCGATAATTTAATTGATAAAGATTTAAAAATTACTATCAAAGGCGAAAACAAGAATGTACCTAGTTTTAGTGAATTATTTATTAGATATAAATATGCTTTAAGAAGTGATGCGCCTGCATTATTAGAAGGTGGCGAAAGTCGTGACTTTTGCGCTGCAATGATGGCTAATCCTAGATACTTTAGCAGAGAAGATATTGAGAATATAGGCAATGATTTAGGACAAGTTTATGACATACCTAACTATGATGCATTTCGCAGGCGTGGAGGTTGGTATCATGACCCAAAACAAGATGTAAATTTACCGTTTTGTAGGCATATTTGGGTACAAGAATTAGTAAAAAGAAAATAAAATGGCAGCGCAAATATTATTTTTAAGTGAGCAAACATTAAAGCAACGTTCTGTATTGCAGGATAATGTTGATATGAAGATTGTAACCCCTACCATTATTGAGGTGCAAGAATTCTATATTTTACCGATATTAGGAACAAGTTTATACAACGAATTAAAGACACAAATTGCAGCAAGCACAGTTACAGCAGCGAATAAGAATTTAATTGATAATTATGTAACGAATACGATGATTTGGTATATGCAAGTAGAGTTACCTTTGTCAATGAATTATAAATATTTTAATAAAGCAGTAGGCGTACAAAATGCTGATAATATGCAGCCTGCAAGCATGAGCGAAATTCGTGACTTAATGGATGAAGCTAGAAATAAAGCCCAAGTATATGCTGAAAGATTAACTAAATTTTTACTAGCAAACACAGCTACTTATCCATTGTATTTAACACAAACAGGAGTAGGCATAGATACTATATTTCCACAAAGAACTAATTATAATAGTGGAATGTTATTAGATGGTGATGGGTGTTGTAATGGTAAATACAACTTTCAAGGGATTAGAATTGAACCAAGAGAATTAACACAACCATGCACATTTTGCTAATGAAAACTAAAATAAAAAATATCGAAAAATTACAGAAATTTATAAAAGAACAAAATGGAATTTTACAGCTTAAACCAAATAATAAATCTATTCCAAACAATAGCGACAAGCCACGCTCAAATAAACGGATTTAACTTTGGTGAAAGCTATGATATTTCAGCAAGTGAGCAAGAGCAATATCCTTTGTTATGGATTGATGTAGTAGATAGCGCAATTGATAGTAATACTTTGAGTTTAAATATGAACGTAAAAGTAATGGATATTCAAAAGGATGACCAAACGAATGAACGAGATACTTTAAGCGATTGTTTAAGCATATCACAAGACGTTTATTCTGCTTTGACTAACCCAATATACCAAGATTACTTTATGTTGCAATTTAGCACTAATTTAGTACCTTTAAGGGAAGCATTAGCCGATAAAGTAAACGGTTGGGAAATGAATTTAACTTTTGAATTAGCACAAGAAAGAAACAGGTGTCAAATACCTTTAAAATAAAATAAATATTATGACAGATTTAGGAAAAATAATTGGATCGGGAGGCTGCGAATTTATTAAGGCAGCAACTGCAAAAACAAGTAAAAATTATTGCGGTATTGTTATCAATACTGATGCTGTAATTGGCACACTTGAAATGAATGGTGTAAATGTATTAGCAACAAAAGACTTTACAAGTGCAACTGTTAGCGCAGGTATGTATATACCAGCAGCGGCAGGGACTGCAATTACTGCAATTACATTAACAAGTGGTACAGCAATAGGCTATAACTTTCAATAGTTATGCTTGGAATTACGACAACAAATGCAAGGGTTGGCGGTTATCGTAAGAAAGCGATTGACCCAGCAGCAGCAGCATTTATAGCAGCTGCAGGAATAACAGACCCTACGCAACAAGCAGCGGTTATTTATTTAACCGATAGTTTGAAAGGTAATAACAAAGCCCAAAACGCAAGTGGTATTGACTTCTTTAGCGGTTGTTATGCTATTTATCCATTGGTAGGTAGTGCAGCGACACCGCATAGATATAACTTGCGTGATATATCAACGTTCCTAATTACTTATGGTGGTACTGTTACACATGATGCAAATGGTATAACTGGAAATGGTGTGAATGGCTTTGGTGATACTGGTTTCAGTCCTTTAAATAATGGCTTGCCTTTAGATGATGCAGGTATTGGAGTATACACAAGAACAAGTGCTAATTTAGGAACAGAAATGGGCGCAAGTGATGCAGGATTAACCAATAGTTTATATCTTCAAACAAGAGCGGGCGGTTTTACTGTAATGCAAGCTAATAGTAGTACATTTGCCGCAGTTGCAGAAGCTACTGGAACTGGGTTGTTTGTAGGTGTGAGGCGTAATGCAACAAGTATGCAGATTTATAAAAATGGTGCAAGTACTATATTGAAAACAACAAGTGCAGGAAGTTCAGCAAGAACAGCAAGCACGTTGAATTTAATGCGACTAAATACTGGTGGAGTTGGAACAAGTTATAGTGGTAAAAACATTGCTTTTGTTTTGATTTTTACAGCTACAAATGCCACATTTATAAATGCAAACATGGCTACACTTTACAACATAATTCAACAATATCAAACTTTATTAAGTCGCCAAATATGATAGGTTATAAACTAACAAAAACAAAAGCATTAACACTAATTGGTCAAACATTTGATGGTGTAAGTATGTTTAATCCAGTTGAAATAAATGGGCAATGGCTAATCTTTGAGGGTGAAGTAAACGAATGCACCAATGAAGAATATATGTGGGTTAAAAATTTAACAACAATAGAAATAAATACAATAATTTGAAATAAATATATGAACACGACAGAAACAATTTTAGAACAAGTAAAAAGCAATTTAGTAGCAGCAAAAGCTATTGAGATATGTTTAGCAGAAAATGCAACTATTAGCATAATTGATAATGGTACAACATCAATGATGTTGGAAATAACTGAAAGTGGGCAAAATGTGCCAATTGTTCAAGAACCAGTTAATGACATTGCTGAAATAGCAGCAGTATTTATAAGTCGATTAAATTTCGTATTTTAATTAAATATAATGATTATTGATTTCCAAAATTTCATAAACATATTAACGAGTGGGCTTTTGGGAGTATCAATATACTTTTTTAAAGTGAGTCAAAACCATGAACAAAGGATTCAGAAAGTCGAGGATATTTTTTCAATAAAATTTGAACATTTAATGAAAGAAATTGATGACATGAAGCATGAGATAACTAACCTTACAACAATGGTTAACAAGCAAGCGAATAACGAAAGCAACATGAAGAATGCAGTTGATTTATTGCTTCAAAAATTACTTGAAAAACAATGAAAAAAATAATTAACTATATTGGTGCAAGTTTTGACAATTCAAAAGAGGGCGCAAGTGCAAGGAAATTAACAGCTTTTGCATTGATGGTGTGTATTGGTTATTTGCATATAAAATACACCGATATAAGTAACTCTGTAAGCTTCCTAACAGTTGATTTAATAGGCGTATTCATGTTGTTAGGTATAGTAACAGCTGAACAAGTAATTAAGTTTAAAAACGGTGCAAATGATAAGTAAGCATATTACAATAGAAGAAGCCACACATAGCGAAAAGGCTATAAAAAACAAGATTTCAAATGTGCCAAATGAAGCGCAATTGGAAGCAATGCAATTAGTAGCTGGAAAGTTGTTTGAACCTTTGCGAGAATGGTACAATAAACCGATTAAAATAAATTCATTTTATCGCAGTACAGAAGTAAATAAATTAGTTGGCGGTGCTGCAACTTCGCAGCATTGTAAAGGCGAAGCAATAGACATTTCAGCTGGCACAAAAGAAGAAAATAAAAAATTATTTGATTGGATAAAAAATAGCGGTTTGACTTTTGACCAGTTGATAAATGAATTTAATTATACATGGATTCATATTTCGTATAAAACTAATGGAAACAGAAAACAAATTATTGTAATAAAATAATGGATTCGGTAGAAATTGAAAGAGCAAAAAATGTTCAAATAATTAAAAAAAAATATGCTAAAATTGAAGCGGATAAAAGGCAAATTTTAGACGATAAGAAAAAACGCAAATGACCGAAGTAGAATTTAAAGGAGTAATTAAAGATTATAACCGCTTTTGGAATTTAAAAAGACGTGTAATTCGTAAACTAAAAGGAAAAAAAAGCCACAGAATCGAAGCAATAATTAAAAGATGTAAAAGACTATTGAAATGAAAAACTACGAGCCAAAACCAAAGGAAGATGAAACAACCGAAGATGCGTATGACTACTGGACTGAAAATGATATGTCGTAATATTAGTGCTATTGCAATAGTTTCTATTTACCTATTTATATGCAGTTGCAGCCCTTTAAGAAATCATTATTTAAATAAGTATTGTAAGAATGATACAACCGCTAAAATCGTTTATATACATGATACAATTGTTATTGATTCTATTAGAGTTGACTCTGTATTTAGTGATAAAATTGATTCAGTTTATTTGGTTAAAGATAAAATTGAAATTCAATATGTAAAGAAGTTTGGTAAGGTATATTTGCAAGGTAAATGTAAAGGCGATACTATTTACTACGAAAAGAAAATATTAGTTTATAACGATTGTAAGTCAAAAGAATTAGCATATATGGATAAATTCATGATAAAATACAAATGGGCATTTGTAGTAATTGCATTGCTATTAGTAGCAGTAATTATACAAAGCTTTAAAAAATAATAAAAACAGCTTAGTTTTTTTACCTCAAATATTAATTTATTTGGGGTTTTTTTATTTCCTATCAAAAAATAATTAGCTTAAAAATCAAACAGTTACAAAATAATTAGTTTAATTTTGTATTTTAGTTTTGTATATTCAAAACTAATATTATCTTTGTAGGGCAATAAAGCAATAGAAATTATGAAAGTACAAATATTTAAATACGAAAAAGAAGCACCTTTGTTTAGAGGTGAGCTGTTAGCAAGTTTAACAAGCAAAAAAGCGAACAGAGGCGAAGTAAACGCACAAATTGAGCCATTAAAAACTTTCCTAATGAAAGAACATGGAACTTTAACAATTGCTATTTTAACCAATTAGATTATGAGCGACATGGAAATTTTTAACTGGATATTAACTCCAATTGGAGCAATAACAACAAGTATAACATCACTTATATTAATTGGTGTAATAGCCATAATTCACACGCTATTTGACGCAAGTGAAGAAATGATAAACGAATGCAAACAAATTTTAAAACAAAAATAAACATGGAAAAATCAAGATTAAAACCAAGCATTGTTGCAATGCTATTGGAAAAGAAAAACGAACAAAAAGTTATCAAAATATCTGTTCATTTTGGGGTTGGATTAGCAAGTTTAAAACAAGCTATTCGTAGAAATTCAGAATACCTTACGCAGCCTGCTTATGAGGTGCAAATACAAAAGGCTTTAGGATTACCAAGTAATGCCAAGATAAGCGAAATTTATACGATTGACCAACAATTTTTAAGCAATCACAACTAATGGAAGTTATATGGTTTTACACCTTAGTAATCGTTATGAGTAGCATATTACTTTGGTTCGCAGCAATAGTTTTAAGCCTTTGGGTAAATCGTTCAAAATCTAAAAATAAATACGATGATTTTAATAAATAAATTGACATTCTATAATTCAGAAACAAAGGAATACAGAAGCGAAATTGCACTTTATGAAGATGCACAATTTTACAAAGTACTTCACGAATCAGGAGCGAAAATTAATGGTCAAATATTTTTGAATAAAAATGATGCTATTGATTATTTTAACCAAGCAAAAAAGAATATTTGCAAGGCATTATCGGACATGGGTATAATTTACGAAATAAAATGACAAACGAACAACTAAAAAAAGAGTATGCCGAATTAGGCGAAAGTTACATCAAGACATTGGAAATATTTTTAGAATATCATAAGAAAGATGCAGCAATTTCATCATCAATTAAAATGTCAATTGATACAACTAAAATGAGAATTGAAAGAATTAATAAATCAAAAATATGTACCAATCAGAATCAATAACTAAAATAGCCTTAGCCTTAGTAAAGGCACAAATGGCAATGAGTGGAGCTGTTAAATCGGCTACAAATCCATTTTTTAAATCAAAATATGCTGATATAAATTCAGTTCGTGAGGCTTGTATTCCAGCTTTAAACGAAAACGGTATTTGTGCAATGCAACCAACAGTTGAAATAAACGGAAAACCTTATGTAAAAACACTTTTAATTCACGAGTCGGGCGAATGGATTGCAGGCTATACTGAAATAATTAGCGGTAAACAAAACGATGCTCAATCACATGGCAGCGGTTTGACTTATGCCAGGCGTTATGGATTGCAAAGTATGACTAATTTAGGCAGTGAAGATGACGATGGAAATGCAGCAAGCAAGCCACAATCAAAAGCACCTGAAAAGGTATGGTTAAATCCAAACACAAAGCAGTTTGATGAGGCCATTGCATTTATTAAAAAAGGTGGCACAATTGAACAAATTAAAGTTAAATATAATATTTCAAAAGAAAACGAAAAACTATTAGTATAATGGAAACAGCAATGAGTACAGTAAGGCAACTGCCTGAAACAAAACAGCAAATTGAAATATTTGCAGACCAATTGGAACAAGGGTTAAACAATGGTAGAATTGTAGCAAGTGAATTGCTACGATTCCAAAAAGCAATGGAAAAAGTTTTTGATAAAGTAAAACCAACTTTGATTGATTGCGCTTTAGCAGAATTAGACAAATACGAAAAAAACACTATTATAAAAAATACTGAATTTAGTATTGTAGAAGCTGGAACAAAATACGATTATAGTATGTGTAATGATGCTGAATTGAATGATTTATATTTAAGCATGGATTTGCTAAAAGAAAAAGTAAAACATCGTGAAACATTTTTAAAAGCATTAAAAGAACCATTGTCAATTATTGACGAAGAAACTGGGGATTTACAAAGAGTACACCCTCCAAAAAAATCAAGTTCAACAACTGTAAAAGTAACATTTAAATAATGGAAGCAGCATATTTTAAAACGTGGAATAATCACATTCCACGTACTCCAATCGACATACAAAATAATGAATTTGTTGTAAATAGAACAAAAAATATTATTGAATTTGTCACAGGGCTAACTTATGAAAATTACAACGTGAAAAGCAGACGTAGGAATATATCATTCGCAAGGCAATTATTTTTTTACTTAGTTCGTCAAAATTCAACACTTTCTTTAAAGTCAATTGGCGAATTATTTAGCTATGAATTTTATTTTAAAGACACTAATAAAATGGGGCGAAGATGGTATGACCACACAACTGTAATTCATGGAATAAAAACCATAAACGATTTAAAAGATGGGTATGCAAGTCATGAAAAGAAACAAATATTAACAGCAATCGAAAAATTTAAACAAGTATGAAAGCAGTAACTTGTAAATGCAAAAATTGCGGTGTTCGATTTACTCCTAAAAGGTCAAGTTTAGAAAATTCATGTTCGGTTTTTTGTGCAATTGAAATAGGAAAACTAAAACCAGTAAAGCCAAATTATGCAAAAATAAAGCGTGATAAAATTGAAAGTTTAGAAACTAAAAAGCAAAGTTATGTAAGGCGATTAAATGCTATAAAAGTTATATTTCAAAAGTGGATACGTGAACGTGATAAACATTTGCCTTGTGTAAGCTGTGGTGCAATTACAGCTATTGAGTGGCACGCTGGACACCTTTACAAAGCAGAAAACTATTCAGGGTTAATATTTGACGAGCGCAATTGCAATAAGCAGTGTAAAAAATGCAACGTTTTTTTAGATGGTAATCAACTAGAATATTTTAACCAAATGAAACAAAAGCACGGATACGAATTTATGGAAAAATTACGATTAGATGCCTATTTGACCAAAGTAAAAACATTTTCTGACGAGGAATTAAACGAAATAAAAAACAAATACAAATGAAAGCAAAAGAATTATGCACATGTTTTAAAAACATAATGCCAATTGTAAATTGGATGACATACAGCGACCCTGATGACATAACAAAACGGATAAAAGTAATGCCTCATTTTATAGTAAATAGCGAAAGACAAAGAATAAACAATTGTCCCCAGTGTGGATTACACGTTAGGAGTTTAGAATTAACCGAAACAGAATTTAACGAATTAAATCAATGAAAGAACCAACCAACCAAACCGCTGAAGTACTTTATGAGTTACTGACAAGCAAAAATATTACAAGGCAATTTATCATGATTCATTGCGGAATACTTAACGGAACCGCTCGAATTGCAGATTTAAGACTTAGACATGGGTTAAGTATTATTTGCACTAAAATACAAACTAAAAACAAACATAACCGAGCAATTACTTATGGTTGCTGGAGTTTGGAAAATAAAAAATTAGCTAAAGAAGTTTACGAAAAAATAAATAAATAAAAATATGTTTAGAAATATAGACAGAACCTATGGCAGTCAAAGTTTAAAAAATATAGCTTTAGAACTTTATGAAAGCCAAGATGAAACAGAAAAATATTATACTAATCATTTTGTAAATTTATTTAAGAATAATTTTAAAGATGATTGGTTACTAAATATTTTAAGTTCATATGGTAGAAATCAATTCTCTTTTGGTGATATAATGTACTATAAAAATTTAGTTACAATAATTAGTAAAGGTAATTTATACATGCATTTATTTAGACTAGATAATTACGCATTCCCTGACAATGAGTTTGAGAACAATTTAAACAATTTAAAAAAAATATTTAATATAAATATATCTTTAGAAAAAAAACATAATTCAGATGGTCTTTTTGAAATAAATCAAAAACTTGTTTTTCAAAAAATATACATGAGTGATGAAGAAACTCCCGATAATCCTGAAGAAATAATATTAGAAAATATATTTGGTATTTGTGAGTTTGGAACACAAGATATTTGCAAATCAGTTGCATCATTAACAATAGGTGATATTTTATTGCGTGTTCCTTATAAATCAAATGTTTTATCAAAATTAAATAGTCCAGTTGGTGCAATATTTGTAAATATAAAACCGAATTATTTATGGAATAAAAAAATAAATTTGCGAAAGTAAAATAAAAGGTTACTTTTGTAGTACAATTAGTTGAGGTCGAAGCCAACTAACATAAATCAGAACTTTAACATGGTGTAAAAGTATATGATTATAGCCCCTTTAGCTTCGACCTATTGGGGCTATTTTCGTTTAAATTAATTATTAATTATGAATTATCAAACAATGCCATTCGGCAAATTTAAAGGCACTTTAATTAAAGAATTGCCAACAAATTACATTGCTTATGCCTTAGAATCATTTGAACTTCCTGATGAATTAACAGGAAAATTAAAAGATGAAATTTGCGAAAGACTGTATTTATTTCCAAAATCAATACCTTTAGCTAAAAATTTTAATGATGTGTATAGAAAGCTGGCAGTAAAATATCATCCTGATAGGGGTGGAAGTGGTATTGAAATGAAAGTTTTAAATGAGTTTCGTGATTTATATTATATTGATTTGCCATTTTAGTTATGAGAAAAGGATTTAATTTTTATCGCAGCTATTTTGAAGTATCAATGGAATTAAAAGATAGTGAATTTATAGAATTTATTAAGGCATTACTTCAAAAGCAATTTAATGGAATTGAGCCAACTAATTTAAAAGGAATGGCTAAGTTTGCATACCTAAGCCAAAAGCACTCAATAGACAGTCAAGTTAAAGGTTATGAGGACAAAACAAAAGAAATACTTATTGAAATTATAGGGGGTTCGGTAGGGGGTTCGGTAGGGGGTTCGGTACAAGAGAAAGAGAAAGAGAAAGAGAAAGTACAATTAAGTAAGAAATTAATTAAGGTTATTTTTCAAGAATCTAATTTATTTGA